CCAGTTATGATTTTGCTGTTGTGAAATTGCATAGGAAGGTTTATTCAACTCTAGGGATGTCTGTGATATCTCTAGCTGAAGTGAAGCAACATAGTACGGCAAAAGTAACAACCTATCATGGAAACAAGTGGAAAACATGTTGTTGTGTATTGGCGAAATCTGATAGACTTTATTTAGTCCGTCACAAAGCTGATACCTATCCAGGGGATTCTGGTATGCCTTTAATAGCTAATGGCAAACTAGTAGGAATGCATGTAGAAGGAGGAAACGGTGAAGGCAACTATGCCGTGGTTTGTGATGTAATCATTAAGTCCATGGGTTATCCCTCCAAAGAAAGCCCAACCCGAAGGGGAGGCTATTGGAGTGATGAGAATGTGTATTGGGAGCGTCAAGAACGAGCTGCTAAAGCTCTAGAAGATGCAGACCGAGAATTTGATGGTGAAATCATATTCCGAGGCAATCGTGTAGTAGAAGTCTACAGACCCATCTCTCTCGAGGACTATGTCCCTAAGAGAGGGGGAAGATTGTGGGCCGATATGGATGAAGAAAGTACTGATGAAGAAGATGATGATGATATGATTCGTCGTCATAGTTATCAAGAAAGTAGTATTCGTCCTAAATCTACACGTAAAGTCACATGGAAGGATGAGTCTCCTAAGAGACGAATTGAATCTGGCTTAGTTGAGGAGACGATCATTGAGAAGGCTGCAGAAGAAGTTCCATCGGGTACTGAAGAAGAGGTAATGACCAACATTCTTCAGAAACTTAGTGGTACTAAGAAGCGAAATAAGAAGAAGAAGAAGAAGACCATTCCTTCAGAAGAGGAGGAAAGTTCTCCAATTCCTAATGAACAAACCATTGAAGAAAAGGAAGATTTAAAAGTCTCCAGCACGTCATCGGCAGTGCCGGAATCTTTGAAGCCCGATGCCTCAATGAAATCAGGTCCTATGCGGAAATCCAATGGGAAACAGGAAACCAAACAGGAATCCTTCGTGCCTGTGGCTATTCAAAGCCGGCGCGACCAGTTGACCCAAAGCGAAAGAAACAAACAGGACCTGCAAGATTTGTTCAGGATGTTTACTCAGTTGGGAAAGGGTATGACTACCCTGAGAGAACGGCTCGAGCAGAGCTAAAGAGCCTTCTTCTTCAATCTGAAAGACACAAAGTGTCCAAACCTCCTAGTAAAGAGGAGCTGGATAGAGTTCTACAGAAAATCTTGCAGAAGTACCCTCATACTAAATATCCTAAGTCCTATTATGGAAAGGAATTTAGCGTCGAGGAGGAAGAGATTCTCCATCACATTTCACAAGTGAAAAGAGATTCTAATGCAGGAGTTCCGTATTGCCACATGTATGAAAATAAAGGAGATTTCATAGATTGTGATTCTCCATTATTAGTAATATTAGTGGTAGAGAGACTCCGTCTATTAGCCTCCGTACCTAGCGGACTTTTCCGAGAAAAGACTGCTAGGGAGCTTGTACAAGAAGGTTTCTGTGATCCTGTTCGTCTATTCGTTAAGCAAGAGCTACATAAGAAAGCTAAGCTTGATGAAGGAAGAACCAGACTTATATCTAGTTCTTCCATCGTGGATGAGATAGTAGAAAGGATATTGTTTGATAAACAAAACAAGAAAGAAATTGAGAACTGGAAAACTTGTCCATCTAAACCTGGAATAGGTTTTACAGATGAAGACAATGAGTACGTTCTCGGATTCTTTAAGTCCTTTCGAAAACTCTACATGAGTGATATTTCAGGATGGGACTGGTGTTTCCAAGGATGGATGTTTGATTTTGAAATCAGATGTAGAGAAGGACTTTCAGGCGTTGATCCTGCTAGAGACGTTGTTTTATCACGTCTTATCAGGAACCGCATGAGATGTCTATCTCTTTCTGTTTACACAACTTCTAAAGGAGAATTGTATGAACAGTTAGAATCTGGAATTATGAATTCAGGCTCCTACGTCACGTCATCGACTAACTCTAGACAGAGAGTGTCCTTGGCTTACCTCGCGGGAGCTTCGGAAGCATCTGCGTCGGGAGATGACTGTGTGGAAACTTCATCGAAATTTGATCTTTATGACAGATATGGAATGAAGGTTAAAGAGTATGAAGAAGTTAGTAACATAGTCTCTTTCTGTTCTCATATATATGATTTAGATAGTGAAACTGTTTACTTAGACTCTTGGGAGAAAGGTTTGTTCAACCTCCTCAATAGTCCTCCTTCATTGGAGCTACTTGAACAATTCGTACATGAGTACAGAAATTCTCCTAACATGGAGAAGATGTGCAGCATGATTTTAGAGAGTGGTTGGATCTCTAATTCAAAAGCAAATAAACAACATTAAATGGTAAATAAGGCAAAGAAGAAGGCTAACAACCCTCCTCCTCAAGCATTAGCTAGTACTCCTCGTCGACGACGAAGAAATAGGAACGCTAATGGAGGAGTTCCGAGGGAGTTAGTCTCTCGAGTTTGTGGTATTGTGGATCCTTTCTGCGACCATGCTATGGGAGCGAAATATCCTGACGACAGCTCTACTCGCACTCTTCCTTATACGATGAGAACTCTCGCGTATTTGTCGACAGATGCGAATGGGGACGGAGGATTTATCCTATTACCACAATATTCTTATAATCCATATACCAATATGGCAACAGGGACTCTTCCTAATGTTACCACCTGGGGGAATTTCAATACCTCAGGAGCTCCTGGAATTGCAGGAGTGGATTCTTACAGAATTGTCTCTATTGGCGTTAAGTTGCGAAATATCGTCGCTCCTTTAAGCTCCTCAGGAATCGTATCTTTACGTACTTTTCCTCATACAAGTGGAGCAAATTTGGAGCCTCTTAATTATACAACTTATAACTGTTCCCAATCCGGAAATGTTGCTTTGCAACATTGTAAGGAATATACTATCGTAGTTCCTCACACGGCTCAAATGCCTCAAGTGTTTTACAAGACTGCTGATGATTCAGCTTCAGTAGCTGGGTGGAATGCTAAAGGCTTTGAACCAGTTACAATCTATGTTTCTGGTGCAGCAGCTTCTACCAATG